ACGAGTTTGTGAATCAACGTATCTTCCTTTCTCCTTATTACTATAACCATAAACTAGTTTTCCTTGATCATGTTGATTATTTGAAACACCATATCTTTCAAAAAATCCATTGCCACTTTTTAATACAAGTCCCCACTCATTCGCTCCGTCAGGAGTTAAGTTTGACCCCGTTGTAAGATTCATTCCATTTGAAAACACTCTTGCCCAAGCTTTTCTTGGACCAGAATACTCTACCTTGTTTCCATCGTTTGGATAATCGGAAATACCTTTTGATAGGTGATTGACTCTATAATTTAGTTCATCACTTACCCATGACTCAAATGGCCCAGCTTCCCATGGTCTTTCTTTTGACATATGTTACGAATTTATTAACTTAAAATTTTGTAAAATTGTTGTGATATTAGTCGGTATTCTTAATTGTGTATTAATTTTCACACTTAATTTACCTTTTCCAAGATTATTGGCAACGGCTATAACCCACCACAAACTTGTATCTTTATAATACTTGAAAGCAAGAGCGTCCAAATAATTTTCATCCGATACCGTGATATACATATCAGCACCAGACATTGGAATGACAGGATAAATTACAGTTTTGTAAACAGGTTTTCCATCCCATCTTTTATCAGTAGTTGTATAGTCGTAGCGATTCATGCTAAATTTTGTATCTCTAGTTGTCGTTGTATCTCTTGTTGTCGTATCTCTTGTTGTTGTCGTTGTATCTCTTGTCGTTGTTGTTGCACGCTCTCGTTTACGTTCAATTCTTCGCTGAATGTGTATGTGTCACCGTCACCGAAATTACTTCTGCCGGTCACCGGAGTTTCTTTTTCCAATATATTACAATCAACATTAATTTCAGCTTCATATGGAAATTGAGCAACGAATGATTTATCTGATGTTATACGCCCATTATAGTAATTATAATCCATTCTGTTTGATTCATCAATAGTTTCCCAGATTGCATTTTCCGGTATAGTCATGGTTAAACCGTTAATAACGATTGGTTGATTTTTATATAAATCTCCAATTGTTAATTGAATCAGTGGTGGTACAATATAACTTCCGTTCAAATATTTGGCTGGTTTTGATAAACTTAACAGATAATTGATTCGTGTCCACATTGGAAGCAGTTCTTTTAAACTCATAGCGACTGCGGTGAAATTGAATGCCAATGCTCTTGTAAATCCTTTATAGTTGTATACTTTATCTGCATTACCAATATATTGGAATTCATCCCAATTGGATGTGTATCTTTCACTTATTCCTTTAACTGTTGCTCTGAATGGAATATACTTTTTATTAGTTATATCATAAAACCAAAATTTTATCAAATCTCTGTCTTTAAATAGATTGGTATCATTCTCTACACTTAAAACATTAATGATGTCAGCTTGACCACTTCCCGCGAATCCTTTACCCACATTTGGTTCATCAATCAATTGTTTTTTATATTTTGTTTCTTGGAACTTTGAAATATACGTACCCGCAACAAAACTCTTTGATCCTACTGTGCTCTTTTGTTTGTTTAAATCCGCCCAAGTTTTCATTTGAACCAATGGAGACAATGTAGGATCATTTGCTTGATATCCCGAATTTTCAATAACTTGTTCTAATTTTTTAGTTATAGAATTTATGTTGTTTTGAACTGAATTTTGATCACTATTATTATCTAATTTAGTTGGATAAATTTCTTTAATTCCAAAATTATTTAAACTTTTATTATTTACATAATTGGTATAATCATTTAATATTTCGGATTGTTCCGGTATTAATGATATTTGTTTATAAATATTTTCATTATACGATCCAACAGATATACCAGATTTGTTTGCATCAAAATAAAATGTTTTCGGGGTTGACTGTAATGTTTTTATGTTTGGACTATACCATTTTTGATTAATAATATTTATGTCACCTGTTTGATTGTATGAACTAAATTTTGAAGGTGTTTTTAACAAATTATTATACATCAAATCATACGTTGATTCATCTGCCTTGTAAATTGTACCCTTTGGTTGACCTACCGCACTAAACGCCCCAAACAATGTGTTGCTCTTAAAGAAATTTCCAACTGTGCTTAAAAGACCTCCACCAGATGCCGGTCCTCCCCAATATGATGTTAAATTTTTATATGGAGTTGATGTAGAAGCCCCTCGCGTTAATCCTTTTGCTCCACCCGGTGCATTGATAGGCAACGCAATTGCTCCAACTGTTCCTTTTGGCGGGGTTGGGTTTGCTTTTGTAGTAAAGAGATTTGTGATTGTGCTCAACCCCAATGCACCAAATACTCCACCCAGAGTCGGTTCTATGTGACGAATCGGTCTATCCAACAATCCCAATGATCCGGGAACTGCCGCCGCTAGAATAGGCATCAACGGATTGTAGATCTTTGTTTCATTAAAAGGCTGCAATCCTTGTAATCCGACTTGTTTTAATGCAAATATAAGACCCGGTACCGATTTACTGAAACGTGTGATTCTTATCGTATCTTGCAATGCATTACCAAGAGGAAATCCTTGGATGCTAGGCAAATTATTTTTATGTGAATTTGGATTGGTTGTTATGAAAGGTTGACCTGTTCCACGACCACCATCAGAAAAATAACTAAACTTGGTATATATTTTATCACTGTTTGCATTAAATAACGTCAACAGTTTGTTGGGTGATGGACCTGTATTTATATTTGATGGAATAAACAATCCATTCGCAGCAATCTGTGGATTGTTGGTTTCAACAAGACCGCCTATGTTGTCTGAGTTAGCCATATGTTATATAAATATCACAGTGATCACGCAACGCCAGCATAGCCAGGTCTGCTTACCATCGTGATTTCGTTTCTAAACGTTCGGTTGGTAGTTCCGTCGGATTGCACAGTTATTTGGATATTTGACATACCTGTTCGTATTGCAGTCACAATCGCATTGGTTAAATCAACATAATCACTTTCTTTTTTCTTTGTGACATCTGTAGTTATATTTGCCTTTAAATTGCCCAAATTTTCCAGAACCTTTAAATCTTTATCACTAAAATTTTTGAGTTCGCTTCTTAACTCTGACATCGCACCTTTTACTGCTACGGTCCCATCTTTTATTTTAGATAAATTGTCTACATTTAAATTTTCAGTTAATTTTGCAAAAGAATCAGCGAATACTTTTACAGCTAATGCGGTTTGATTCATTGATCCTGCAAATAATACCAACGCCCCTGACATTACTGCTAATACTCCTGCGCCCGGTAATATTACTTCAAAACCAAGACCCATAGCGGCAAATGCTACGGCTAAAGCACCTAATCCAACTGCCATTTCTACCATATATTCTCCAATTGATAAACCACCCAAATCGGTTGGCATATTCTTCAATGCTTCGGCTAATATGTATAACGAAGCAGCAGCACCCATTATTGTTGCCGTTGTTCCAAGTGATTCAAGAAAACTGCCAAAACCTGCAAACATTGCACCTTTTCCAAATGATTTTGATGCGCCAGCAGCTCCCACTGCGGACGATCCCATTCCTATAGCATTTAATGCCTTTGAGACTCCAGGAATCTTTGTTACTATTGAAGAAAACATTGATAACCATTTAGATTTGAGCACCGTCACTACAACTCCTATTGTAAAAATTCCAGCTGCCCAATCTCCCAAAGAACTTCTCAATTTGTTATTTATTTCGGTTAATACTGACAACCCCTTTGATAAAAGTTGAATGGCTGGAATAAATGCTTTGCCCAACTCCAAAACCAAACCATTCAATTCAGCTTGGAGTTTTTTCTGCATCGTCAAATTATTTGTTTCTTCTATTCTCTTTAATGCTGCCTCACCTGCCGTTGCTGCTGATTCTTTACCTAATCCATTTAATTGATTATATAAATCATATTGTTTTCTCGCATCAGCATTACCAGACAGTTGTAATTGTTTCAAATCTTTGCGTAGTTGTAAACTGTCTTGCAATTGTCCCACAGTCAATCCCGACGCTTCAGAAATACTCTTTAATTGTAATGCATCCAATTTATTGAGATCCGTCGTTTGTTCAATCGTGTCCAAAATATTCTTTGTAGCACCCAATATATCACCCTTATAAGCAAGTGTTCTGGCATCTTGAAAACTAATATTTCTTCCCAACATTACACTGGCTTCAATTTCTGCATTGATACTTTCTGTGAAATTCAATAACTTTTCAGCAACATTACCTGCTTCAGTGATTGTGAGACCCAATTTTCTTGCTTCTACGGTAGATTTTACAAGTTGTAAAGTAGAACCTCTGAATGTTGTTCTGACAGATTCAGAAAGGGTTAACAAATCTTTCATTACTTCCGTGAAGGGAACACCAGCAGCAGTTGCAAATGCTTGTGCAAATCCAATCATAGAAACTTGGGATTTTGAACTTGATTGTGAGATACCCATCAGTGATTTTAGAACTTTTGATGATGTGTCACTTGAAATACCCAAACTTGATTCTAGTGCGGAAAAGTTTGCTACAATTTCTTTAGAAGCAAACGCTGAATTTCCAAACGTGTTGGAGATACCGTTGATACTTTTTCCCACTATTTCAGACGTGACACCAATGTTAGCGAATTCAACAGATATGTCAGTGATTGTTTTTTTAAAACTATCTCCCTCATCTCCAATCAACCCCAAATTTTGTCTGACCACAAAAGCTGCGTCTTCTATACCATTAAATGCTGTCCATATCTTACCAATCAACATCGTTAAAATTGGAAACTGTGATGTAAATTCCGTTCCAATGTTCTTTATGTCCGACCATAAATTTTCTTGTTTTTCTAGTGTTGGGGTAATTTCGCCAAGTGCATCTGATTGAAGTTTTAGTTTTTCTAGTATTTCGTTTTGTTTTCCGTTGATTCCATTTAAATCATTTAAATAAACCAATTCTGCTTCATTTTTTACCTTTTGAATTGTCAACTGATCAATCAACATATCTCTCTGGCGACCCGTTAAACTATTCGAGGTCTTCGCCGCGTTAATTTGGGCATCAATTATTGCATTTTGAAGTTTAACTTCTTCACCTTTAAATGCCAATGCCGTAGCATCTAAATAACCAGTTTTACTTTTAAGTTCGTTGATTTTACTCTGAATAGTTTCTTGTAATTTTTGAATTCCTAAATATTTTTCAGCGGGAGTTTTTAACTTCATTATTTCAGCCCCAGCATTTTTGAATCCGGCGGTTAAACCGCCCGCACTTGTAGCAATATCTTTAAAAATGTTAAAAGCATCCGTTTGAATGCTTTTAAACAATTTAGACAATTCGTCCGTATTATCTTTTAAAATCTTATCAATATCGGATTGTTTTACTGTGTCAGCCATATATTATAGTCTTGTTATTATAAATATACAGACAATTATCTTTTTGACTTTAATTTAGACGATCCACCAGAAGATTTTTCCAACTGTTGTTGCTCTTTTTCTTTTGTTTTTATCAAAAGATTAAGATAATAGTTGCGCAAATATATAGGGAGATTATACGCAATATCTTGCGTAAACGCTCCTTCACTATAATAACACAAACTAAATATCTGTTCGTGTAAATGTAACTTGTACTCAGGCGTTAGGCCAAAAAAAGGATACCGTAAGAGGCACCCCCATCCTTTCCTCCGCACTGCAATGTTCACAAACAAAGTTGAAATTCATGTCAAATTCAGGAGTGTTTTCCTTTATGTTTGTTCGTAAAGACAAACTATCTCTGGATGTAAGTTCGTTTTCAATGAAATTACGAATTTCTGCTCGGTCTTCATTTCCATTTATTGAAGTAATAACAAACTTTAATCTGGTAGTAAGCTCGTTTGCCCCGCCATTTTTGTAAAGCTTGGCCGAAGACTTGAGTTCTGTATCTATCGCTTTATCATCTAGATGCGTCAATAACTTATAAGTAACAACCTTTTTGCAATACGGCAATGTAAATTCAAACCTGTTTTGATGTGGTACATACTTTGAAGTATCCAATTCTTTGGGCTTGAGTTCTCCAAGATTCACATTGACCGAGTTATTCTCACTACATTTAGTACACTTTATATCAAGTGGACCATAATTGTCACCGTAAGCCAAACGACGCGATGCTACATATAATGCATTTTTATCACACAGCAATACATCATCCAATTTGATGTTCTTGTCAATTATCAAACTCTCCAACAACTTGTCCAAAACAATACCCTTTTTAATGAGGTTTTGATTCATTAATATATCTTCTTCGCGCGCCGACATCATCTTCATCTCCACCTGACCTGTACTCAATGGATGATTTTCAGGATAAAAATGACCTTCACTGGGAAGATCAATGAGTTCTGTTGGATATGTTGTTTCCTTCTTAGCAGAAGGTTGGGTTTGACGAGTGATTGGTACTATAAAATTTTCTTCCATAACTTTGATATATATATTATACACCAATACATATAATAAAAGTGTAATTTTTGATTATTTTATTTTTTACCAATATTAGACGCCGCAGTTTGTGCAAGACTAGTAGCAGCTACACTTGCCTTTTTTTGTAGATTCAACTCATTGCGTTTACGTAAAAGATCTTTAATTTCAATTTCAATATCTTTTTTCTTCATGGAATCCGCCGAAGATTTTGTTCTCTGTTTATCTGCAAGTTGCTTTTGAACCGCGTCAATCTTAGCCAAAATAGACAACACTTCTGCTTTTTTTGCAACAGCCAATTTTTCTTTTTCATTTTTTCCCGCCGATATCACCTTCGGATTGCTTTCTACCGAACTATCATCCGCTTCAGATTCAACAATCTTTTGAAAAATTCTTCGTACAAATAACTTGGTGTTTTCTTGATTGTGCATATCTATAGTGCCTTGATTATTTGAACATAAACATCAGGCTTATCATTGATTAATTTTAATATTTCTTCGTTGGTCATCTTATATATAAGTATAATCCATTTGGTAAAAAAAGTCAATAAAAAATCCTCTTTATCGTTTAAATAAAGAGGATTTGAAGGAAATATATAGATGTAATTAATATTGAAGAATACAATAATCCACCGAAATTGTAAGACCGATTGTGAGTGGTTCACCAGAATCAGTGTAGTCGCCTTCACCAAAATCTGCACTAGTAATAAAGGCTCCTTTTAAGGTCCATTCACTCACTTTATCTCCGACTGGTCCGAGGATATTGAGAGTGAGATCCTTTTTGTAGAAGTCACTATACCCATTTCTTCCAGTAACTGACTCATGTGACAAGCGTACCCACTCCATAACTGCTTGGGCACCATTTGGAACGATTGGGTTATATAGTTCCATTGTGATATCTTCCCAGGTGGTGCGACCTTTGTAGTATCGTTCTAGGTTGATGTGTTGTAGAACTTTCTTTTCACTTTTTACGGTTGGAAGTTTACATTTTCTGACCAAAAAGCTTGGAATGCCGTCGGCGTATAGCACGAAGCGATTTTTGACTTGTGGTTCAAAATTTGTGTAGAATATCTCATTGCTATTTAGTAGATCAGCCATATTTTAGTTTCCTTTTTAGGTTATATTGTATAAATATTGATTATTTTTTGTTTTGATTAAAATTTTGTGATTCTTTTAAAGATTTTTGCATATCGTATATTTTGACTGTGGCTTTTCGCAATCTATCTAGGTGTCCTCGGTTGCGAAGTAATTTAAATACTAAATTTTCGTTACTTAATTCGCCTGTGCGGTCTAGACCTTGTTGGCGCAGATCGTATACGTCTTTTAATATTTGTTTTATTCGTTCGTCGTTATTTTCTTTAATGGCTCCGTTAATTTTTGAAAGGGTGTCATTGTATTTTAATTGAATCAATTGCAGGTCTATTTGAAAATTTTCATGTTTTGGTTTAGATATCCAATCGCCTCTCATCAATGAATATACTCCACTTGATCTGTTTGTTTTTGTTATGTCTTGAATGTATACCTCAACGTTATATCCGTATAAGTGAATGTCGTGTTTATTATTCCAATCTGTTTTTAATCCCGCTACATATTTTTCCACCAATTCAACATTTGAATCTATATTTTTAAAATCTATAGATAAGTGAACATCAAAGTCACTATTTTTTGACCAATTATAATTTGCAAGACTTCCGACTAATAATATATCTCTGATGGGAGCGTTTAGTTCGGTTTGTTTATAAAAATCATTAGCTATTTCTGTGAGTTTTTGTCGGATATCTTTTTTTAAGACGTTTCCGCTCCACACATCTGGATTTAGGTTTGTGTTATATATTTGAAATTTCATACATTTGACCAGCTATAACCGTAGGTTTCTTTAATAGTTCCCAGAGTTGAATTGATTTCTTTGATGGTTTGATTTGCGTCTCTGAATACAATACCTTCGCCACCTGATGCGATGAATGATTCTACGTTCTTATAGAGATCGTCTACTAATATGCTTGACTTGGTTGCAAATCTGGCTTTGTCGGTGCCAGAAACGGCATAGTTTATAACATAGCCCGGCAAGTATTTAGTTAACCAGTCCTTTTTGCCTGACTCTATTTCAGAGATTCTTTTTTCTGCATCTTGTTTAAAATTGTGACGAATTTGTTCATCACTGGTACTGGTAAGAATCTGGATCTTTATATTTGGATTTTTTGATAGTTCTGTGATATACTTCTTTAATATATTAAAGTCTGGCATAGGATCCATATTTTTCCAGAAATGTGATCCTTTATTTGTTATGATTTCCCAAAATTTAATAGTTCCGTTCTTTTTTTCAAATGTTTTGGGATCTTCGTTTGTAGAATGAACAAATTGTTGATCAAAATCACATAAAACACCATCCATATCAAAATATACAGTGATGATTTGTTGTTGTTCCAAAAGATTTGCATCCATCACCTCTTTTACCAACTCTTTTAATTTAATCATATATAATAAATATTGGTGACTATATTAACTTGACAAACTATTATAATTACACTAATATACAGGTATAGTAATTAAGTTACCTGTTTACATTACTTAAATATTAAATATTAAATAGTAACTGATTAGATGAATCTAAATAAAAAAACAGCTACAGTAATAAATATTAATGTAGCTGTGTTTAATGAAAAAATTAAGATTATTTTACAACAGGTGTAAAAGTACCATCTGACATTGAAAGGTTACCATCACCATAAGTTTCAGCAATTTTGTTGACCCAATCCTGTTCTTCTTTTTGAATTGAGACATATTCTTCTCTGGTCTTAGTTTCAAGATCAGCAAGTTGTTTAATCTTTTCATCCAGAGCTAAACGCTCCAAATAAAATTGACCGAATTGAAACACCTTGTCTTGATATTTAACTTGAATTTTCTTGATTGATTCAATTTCTTCGCTTTTTAATTTAATTGGTTCTGACATAATATTATTGTTTTTCAGGTTCTGGTTCGGATGTAACAATCCGTATGTAACATCAATATATATAAACTAGTTCAGAAAAATATTATTTATAATTGACGGCTAATTTTTTGCATGTTATCATAAAAATATGAAAATAGTATTTTGTCTTCCAGGTCGTAGTTATAGTGGCAATTTTTTACAATCGTGGTCAAACTTGATTGCAACGTGTATTGCCCGTGGATATCAAATCAATTTACAACAAAATTATAGTTGTAACATATACTATGTCAGAAACATGTGTTTGGGTGGAAACGTCATACTCGGACCAAACCAAAAACCATACAACGGCAAATTAGATTATGATTATATGCTATGGATTGATTCAGACATCATATTCACTATAGAAGATTTTGATAAG